GGAGTCCTTTGTGCTGAAAATCTCCTTAACATACCAACTTTGGGGGCGGGTACCTATGGAAAAATTTTTATTTTTTTAAAACTTCTTCACTTATCTCTTTATTTATTTTATTTAATTTAATTAAAAGTTTGTTCTTATTATCTATAAGCTTTGCTAACTTGTTTCTTTCCCAATATAGTCTAGCGTTCTCTTCTGCTGTCACGTACTGTAAGTTACACAGTCTATTGTCGTGTTTAATACCATTGATATGGTCAACAGCCAAATCACTTTCTCCTTTGAATAGTTTCATAACTAAACGATGTACTCTATATGTCTTATTATATATCTTTATTCTTTCATATCCGTTATGCAACTCTGGTATTCTTTTCTTTCTTGAACCATTCGCAAGAACTCTGAACACTTCACCATTATCATTCACAACATAATTATCATCTAAATATCTTTCTTCCGAGTATGTTACCCTAACTTTCTACCTAACCATATAACACATAGCAACAAACATATACACATCTATCATAGTTTAATAGCAAGCCATACTAATAGCCATACTAATACAAGCACTGGGTTAATAGCCAATAGCAATAACAACAATGCTATGCACGGACTAATGAACAACATAACAATAAACAATAATAATATAATCATTCGCTATCCTTAGTAAATAACCATACTAGAAACATACAGAACACACAAGATACAGCCATACCAACTACTACACCAATAGCAAACCAACCTACAACATCAATCATTTGTTCCCCTTAATCAAAGCTATAACGCAGTTAATCAATGTACCTATTATTAAACCTATACACCAGTCAGGTAGCATCATTCGCTTCTCCTTATACTATGCTGTGTTATTATATGCTTTCAGCCTTCTATGACGTACTAACATATAATAAATAAAGGAGAACACGAACAGTAGGAATCGAACCCACGTTTACAGGTTTGGAATCTGTAGCATTACCACTATACTATGCTCGCAATATGCAAAGGGTTGTTAGTTGGCTATCCTCATTTAACTAAGGCTTTCCCGTCAATAGACCCTATTGCTTGGCTGTTAACTCTATAACATTTAAGTACCGTCAATCAGTACACCTATTATTTTAATTCAATATGTTTAATACTCCAGCTACTACCAATAAGATAGATGTAAATATACTTAGCATAATAGCTAGATAGTCATGGCGATAGTACCACTCTTTAAAGTTGGTAACCGAACCTACACCATATAAAATGCCAAGAATAACCATGGCAATATTAATTACAATCATTCACTTCTCCTGACTTTCTACATAGAGTAAGATACAAAAGGCGTCAGCTTGATCATCATTGATATCATTATCAGGTACTATGTTATAGCTTTTAAGTATCTCAATACTTTGTGCTTTTCGCATTGCACTCTTACCTTTGATTAGATGATAACCGCACCATTTGGAATTAGGTATATCAACATATCCAATGTTATGACGGTTACGCATGACACCTAAGAATGAACCGTTAGCTCTAATCAATGAGATGTTTCCCTTAGACTTGAACGTGATGATTGGTTCTTCAATATAAATAAAATAATCAAATAAATTGTAATGCTCAATAATTTCTGTTATACCGTCAGCAATAAGCTTGGCACGTTCCAAAGGGTCTTTACTTTTACCACCTGAAATTGAACCGACTACATACTCATTTGTCAACGGATTGCGAAACGCATAACCAGTATTAGAAGTACTAAAGTCAATCGCTAAGGCTTTGCTCATAAATCAGAACTCAATTCAATATAAAGTTCTTTGCTTAGTTCTCCAATATCAAATAAGTGCTTAACATAGTGTTCATATTCAATCGGAGTCAATACTTCTTTTTGTGCTAAAATATGCTCTTTATTCATTTCTTTATTCTCCCTTAAAAATTAAAGCTGTATCAAGATTAATCAAACCACATTCAACAGCATTAAGTAAGAACTCGTTAAATTCAACAATTGACATTGTTTCTTGCTTAAATAATAGCTGTGCTTCTGTCATTTGCTTTCCTCTCTTAACTTCTGTATTTATTATAGCATATCCACTTTTCAGGTTTGGTTTATCCTCTGTTATGTAAGCTATGATTGACTTTGTAGGCATTTTGTGTTATACTATTTATAGGAGGTAACTATGGCTAGAGATAAATATTTAATGTACTTACGACAGCAGGAATACAAGAAGCGTATTAAAATTAAAGTAGATAATACAAGAGCTAGAATGAATAGAGAATACATGAATCAGTCAGAAGTAGACAAGGAAACATTAGAACTATGGAACAATCAGCCAGCAATACATTTTGATTTAGGGAAAAATAAATGAATTATATTAAAAAAATAAATCAGCCCCTTAGGGCTTTTGTTTCACGCTTGACCGCAATTTGACTAGAAGTGGCAGAAAGTAAGTGCATTGAGTGTCCTGTTTGTAAAGTATGGTATCAGTAAGCACAATTAGCTTATTGTTTGATTGATTGGGTGGTTTATAACTTAGAGCTTTCCAACTCGTAAAAAAAGAATTATTAGTTAAAGATGTTAAATACACAAGAAAAATAAAATGTACGGAAAAATAATTATTAGTGTCCAAAATTAAAGATTAATATATTCTACTACGTTTTTTTGCACATTAAATAATAGCTAAAACCGAACAATAAATGTCAATAAATATGTACAAGCATAAAAACAATAGTTATTTCCGAACAATATTTTTATTCTTGACAAGTCTAAAATAAAAGTATATAATTAATTTATCATAAAGAAAGGAGATAAAAACATGGCTAGACCTAAACAAGAATTTTGTTCTAATTGTAACGGAGAAAACCCAAAATGTAAATATAAAGAGACTGGTCGTAAATGTCGTGTTGGCAAAGCTAAAGGTAAGGCAATTTCAAAAGAAACAATAGAAAAAAGAGACAATTATGATTCACTTCTGGGAGACTTTCAAACAGATTACTTGAATTTTATGTATGATAGAGGATTTAAATACTCAATAAACAAAGAAACAAATAAAGTTGAGTATGAACAAAAGCTTCATACAGTTTATTCTTTTGAAAGATATTTAAACAACATTAATCAAAAATCACTGGCAAGTTGGGCTAGAAGAAAATATGGAGAAAATATGAAAAACTTTAATACAAAAACAAATAAAATGGCATCTGATGAATATGAAAAATTCATTTATAGAAAAACTTATGGCAAAAAAGATGACGCTATAAGAGAAAAATTAAATAACGAACAACCCAAAACAACGGATGAAATAGAAAAACTTCGTCTTAAACAAGAACAAGTTTCTAAAAATATTATTAGAACTCAATCATTAGAAGAAGCGATTGTAACAGCTAATGAAATCGAACGCAAACTTAAAGAATGTGATTTAAAAAGCATGACAGACGAAGAAGCCTTGAAAGAAATTGCTGATTTAGCTAATGAAATTGATTTATCTTGGTTCAAATAATATCTAAAGGAGAAACAAAAAATGAAACATAAATGTACTAAGTGTCAGCAAATTAGAAAAGCAAGTGGTATAATTTATTTAAAGTGCCGTAAATGCAAACAAAAAGCTAGTGATGAAATAAAGAAAAATAAAAAGAATAAAAGAGAAATGGCTAAAACTAATCTAATAAAAATATCTAAACGATTAAATCAAGAGAGTATAGACAAATTCATAAAAGAAAGAAATGGAATTAAGGCTTGACTTTTCAAGTCTTTTTTGTTATTATATACTAAAGGAGAAATAAATGACTAGCCTATTTGATAAAGTAAGCACAGCTAAGGAACTTAAAGAATCAGATGACTTTGCAGGAGGTTTGCTTTGGAATGTACAAGATATATTGCCTAAAGGTTCACTTGGTCTTATAACAGGTAGTGAAAAGAGCATGAAGTCATCACTAGCGCAAGACTTAGCACAAGCCATTGCACTTGGAGAGCCGTTCGCTGGCAGAGAAACAACTAAAACTAACGTGTTAGTTATTCAGAACGAGAATAGCAGACTGACAGAACATCAACGATTGAAAGGTTCAAGAAGAGATAGTCCTGATAACTTATATTTCTTACATGGTGGAGCTTTCAAACTTGATACATGGAAATATGATAGCCAAGGGAAAAAGCACAATGTAGGGCTTAGAGAGCTATATAATTTCATACTAGAAAAAGACATTGGACTTGTTATTCTAGATCCCCTCAAAGACTTGTTAGAAGATAATGAGATAATCAATGCAAACCAACCAATGGCAGAAGTCCTAAGAGGAATCACTAGCCTTAGAAATACTTTAGATGTGAAGCACGACAAGTATGTGACCTTTATGATTGTGGCACATGCTAGAAAACAGGTTGGAGAGCAATCTTTAACAGAACGTGATTTTCGCATCATTCCAAGCCATATATTGGGAGCTACGACAATTCCATCATGGTATGAGATTGCCTTTACTATGTCGCCTAAAATTAATAGTAAGACTAAAAACAGATATTCTATCATGAAAGTATTTGCTAGAAACTTTGCATTTAATAATGAGATTCTTTGGGGATATGTTGGTTCAGCTTTTACATCAATCGAACAAGATAAGAAAGAACCAGATAGCGAACTAATAGAAAAAGTAAAGGCTGAAACTCCAATCGAAACGACGAAAGAATCGGCACAGGCTTTCTTAGACTTAGCTAAAGAGAAAGGAAAAGTAACAGAAAATGAGTGATAAAAAATACGTTGTTTATTACCATGAAAAAGTAAATGAATACTTCTATGACTATTATTCAAGGTTTAACATGAATGAACAATATTCAAAACCTGTTTTATACAGTGATGACTTTGGATTAATAGAGAGAGCAAAAAATGAACTCAATGAACGACTACAAGAACAAAGCTATTATTTTACACGCTGAAGTGTATGGCTGGCTATATCGTGCATTAGATGAAATGATAAAAGCTGAATGGCATAATGACGAGCTTTTCAAAGTATGGCTTGGTCGTGCTGAATTTCTAGTCAGACAGTCAAAGAAATTGCATACAGCTTGCGAAAACGATTATTCTAAGCGTGCATTGATTAAAGCATTGCAATTAAAAGTAGAAATAAATGAAAAACATCATCTAATATTTGACAACGATAATTAATTTTGGTATAATAGTATATATAGAAATAAAGGAGAACTAACAAATGGTAGTTAAATTAACGCAAGAACAAGACATATTTATTAAAACTTTTAATGATAAAAGCCGAGCATTTTATTATATTTCTCGTTGGGGTTGGGCAAGTTTTCTTAAAAATGGACTAGGAGAAGTTTACGAACGTGGAGTTAAGACACCTTTTACTCTTGATGAAAAAGAAAAAATGTTAAATGCTCTTATTAACGGTTATGAAGTCATTGCGCCTAAATTTAAATTTCATGCTTTTTCTGATGTTAGTGGGGCAAAACCTTTATATTATGCTGGCAAACAAGTACAATTAACAGCTAGTATTGAACAAGCTAAAAAAGTTGAAAAAAATAGTGAGGAATATGTAGCACTTGAAAACTTAGGCTGGCTCAAAGAAGAAGTATGATAACATCTTTTGAATCACTAGCTGAAAGGCGATTGATAACTCTTAACTATCACAAAAAGGATAGTCAGCAGTACATCAACAGCTTAAATTACTTTGAATATGCTAGAATGTACTTTGAAAAAAATGGCTTTCCTGATGATAATAGACGAGTTTATCAAAGTGGCAAGCGAAAAGGCCAAAAAGTTGGTTGGTCTGATAAAGAGGAAAAACAGCAGAAAGACGATATTAGAAAGTTCATATATGAAAAGCAACTACAAAAGTTTAAAAGCAGAAGAAAAAGCTAGTAAACATTACGCTAGAGGCGTCAGAAAGCTATCTAAAGAGCTTGAGGAAATGAACGAAACAAAGTATAGGGCAGAGCCTAACGAGTGCTTATATGGCTTGATAAGCGAATTATGGAACTATTGGGGCGAAGGTTATATTCTACCAATGCTTAAGTATAATATTGAAATTACAAGACAAGGTGATGTATTTATTATAGAAAGAGGAGAAAATGGAAACAATTAATATTAAATTTGATGAAAAGCAGCTTGAGGAAGTTGTGAAAAAAGTTACTGAAAAACTTAAAGAAGAAAAAGATAACTTTTATGAGCTTTCAGATACAAAGCATGAAGAGCCAAAGAAAAAATGGTCAGTAATGTATTTAGAAGTTAATGAGTTTGGTTTATGTAGCGAAACGATTAAAGTATATTTTGGTTATTTATATAATACTTTGTTAAAAGAAAATGCTTCTGATTTTGACTTCTCTGAAAGTAGTCGCAAAAAAGTAGAAGAACTTAAAAGTCAAGGCTGGAAAGAAGAGGTTGTCTATAAATGAGCGTATTTGAAACATTAAGCATTATCAATGTTAATGACAAGAAAAGCAAAAAGAATAATCTCGATTATCTAAGCTGGGCATTTGCATGGTCTGAAGTTAAAAAAGCATATCCTGAAGCTAACAGTAAAGTTTATGAAAATGAACAAGGGTTAAACTATCACACAGACGGTCATACAGCATGGGTTAAAGTTGGTATGACTATTGAGGGCTTAGAACATATTGAGTATTTGCCTGTAATGGACTTCCGCAATCAATCTATCCCACTTGAAAAACTGACTTCTATGGACGTAAATAAAGCCATTCAGCGTGGACTAGTTAAGGCAATCGCTCGTCATGGATTAGGATTATACATCTATGCAAATGAAGACTTGCCTGACTTAACAGAAGAACAGAAAGAAATTGAAGCAGAAAAACAACGACTTAGAGAGATTCAGCCACTTATAAAACGAGCTGAACAACTAGGATACCAAAATATCGACAGCTTGAAAAATAAGACTAAAAAAGAAATTACCGACATCATGAAGATTTGGTTAGCACAGCAAGAAACAGAAAAAGGGGAATAATTAAATGGCAATCATCACAGTAACAGCACAAGCGAATGAAAAAAATACACGTACAGTAAGTACAGCAAAAGGCGATAAGAAAATTATTTCAGTCCCATTATTTGAAAAAGAAAAGGGATCTAACGTAAAAGTTGCGTACGGTTCGGCTTTCTTGCCTGACTTCATTCAATTAGGTGACACAGTAACGGTCAGCGGTCGTGTACAAGCAAAGGAATCAGGAGAATACGTAAATTATAACTTTGTTTTCCCTACGGTTGAAAAAGTATTCATCACTAATGATAATAGTAGTCAATCACAAGCTAAACAAGACTTATTTGGTGGTTCTGAACCTGTTGAAGTTGATGAATCAGAACTTCCTTTCTAGAAAGGTGGTTACATGTACACAGAAGAAGAGAGAGAGCAAATTATCGACATCGTGGATAAAATGAGCTTGCTTAAACAAGACTTTGACGGAGCTTTCACTTGGATCAAGGAAAACGTGGCAATGCCATTTGACTTTGACGGAGAACAGCAATTTATATCAGAATTGAAGCAGTTAGTTAAAATTAACGCTTTAAAGTTTGGTAAAATATATGAGGGAGTATTAAATTGACAACACTACGACAATTGCACAAAAAACTTAAAATTAAACAAACGCTTGATAACTACGTAAGAAACACAAATACATGCACAGCAAATTGCTTACATCAATCATAACTTGAGCTTACAGCGACAAAAGGAACAACTTGAACAAGTTAACGAACGACTTGCTAAACGTGCTGAGAAAGCCCAAAAATTGCTTGATACGGAACTTCTGAAAGATAGCTACATCGAAACACTTGAAATGTTTAGTAAATTCAATTCAGCAAAACAATATACTATGTGGGACGACCCAGAAACTCCAACTAAAGTGATTGAGTTCATGGAAAAGAACGGAGTTAAACAAGGCAAATGGCTACGTCCTGAAGGAGTTGAGGCTTGGTTCAAAGAACGAATCATCTGGTTCAAGAATAAATTGAAAGAGGCTTAAATGGCTGAAAAAGTTATATTACACACTATTGAGAGCGAACTAAGAGAACAAATGGAAGCCTTTGACGGAACACTAGAAAGTTATATATATGCTGGAAAATGGTTGAAGAAAAATGGGGATAGAATACTAAGCGAATTTTATTGGCTTCATAAAGTTATAAAAAGAAAAAAATAATAGCACGAATATAAGACTTTAAGCTGGATAACTTAGAGTCTTTTTGTTATAATTATATTATTAATCAAAAGGGAGATAGAAATGAAATTAAAAACTGTAATACAAAGCACAGAGATAACGTTGTTTTGGAAAAATAAAAAAATAAGAACAATTAAATATCATGATGAAAACACAGCAGAATTTGAAATTATAAAGGAATGCGAGAATGCTATTTTTAATAAAATGTATGATACTTTTAAAGAGAGGGGCGAAAAGCAAATCAAAACAGTAGAAGTTAAAAATCATTTATTGTCATGCAATCAATTTTACTATGATTTGGTTAAGTGGTTAGAAAAAGAAAAATAATTAACAATAAAAACTTTTTGCTTGACGGCTTAGAGTTTTTTTGTTATAATCAATATATAAAGTTAAGAAAGAGAGTTACAACAATGGAATTAAAACAATGCGTAACCTGTGGGGCTTCAAGTTTCACTAATAGTAAATGTGATTATTGCGGTAACAAGTACGAAGTAAATGAAGATAAAATATTTTACGGTAATTCAACAGAAGATGATTCATCATTAGATGAGGATATAATCTTTCAAGAAACTCCTGCTGGTAAACTAATACTTAAAATCATGATTTATACTTTAGTTTCTATTGTTTGGTTTGCAGTAACTGTATTTATTCCACCATTATTTATAATAACAATTATTTTATTAGTGGTTTATGTGAGTTTTCGCTTGATAATTAAAAGAAAATAGCTTATAATAGTATATAGAATAAAGGAGAAATAAATGAGTATTGAATCAGTAGTTAGTAAAATTATTATAATAGCATTAGTTGGAATTGGACTATATGCTTTTTTTGCATTAGTTGACCTGATTAAAACTAAAGGAAGTAAATAGATGAGTAAATACTTTAATGATAAAAGATATTGCCATTGCTTCGATATTCCAACGAGTAATGGCTTAGGAGTTTGCAAAGATTGTAGAGGATACACGAATATCTGTTATAGTTGCGATCGCTGTTTGCACTGCTGGTTTACATCGCAGGTTGAACTATTTACTGAATATGATGAACCTGAATTACTGGAACTTATTGAAAAATGGAATAAATTCTATCAAACTAGAAAGACAAGGAACAGTTAATTATTGACAAAGTAAAAGCAATTTGATAGAATGTAATTATGAAAGAGGTGCAGAGATGACAGCTGAAGAAATAGTGCAAAACTATCAAGTTAAATTATTGAAAATTATATTCCATCAAATTGATGTCCTAATGAAGAAAAAAGAAAAGGCTGATATCAACGCACAAAAACTTGCTGAAAACGGGAATACAGTTAGAACATCAGCGTATTGGGAATCAGTAGGAAATGCAGAGTTTTACATTAAAGAAATGTATGAAAAGTTGAGTGCTTTAGCAGAAATTGATAGGCTTTTCCATTGGTCTAGTCGTTTACATCAAGAGCAATTGCAATTTGTCAGTAAATACCCTAATGTTATGGAAAAATACAGACAATCAAACTAAGGAGAACAAAATGAAAGATACAGTAAAAATTTTAATGATAGTTGCAGGTGTCTGCTTTACACTTATCGCTATCACTTGGATAGGTATGCTTGCGACGTTGCTTATTGCATGGATTGGGGGTAACATCTAATGAATTATGGTACAAATAAGCACTATGCCAATGAATACGGTATGGAACTTAACGAATACTTTAAACATCATTTTAACTATGAAGAGCTTGCAGGCTGGTATACAATGCAGGTATTAAAGTATCTAGTGAGAGCTGGCAAGAAAGAGGGTGAAAGCTACGACAAAGACCGTAACAAGGCTTTAGACTATGCAGGAGAACTTGCTAACTTAAGTAACGAGAATAAGCTTACAGAATACACTGCTGACGACATTATGGGCTTTGCACAAGATATAGCTGATGATTTCAAACAATGGAAAGGCGAAGAATAATTGAAAATAAAGTTTATTCTTGACAAATATAAAGTAATTTGATAATATTGTTTTATAGAAAGGGGATTAAACAATGGCAACACAAAAAGCTATAAAGGTCGTAGCTTATAACCCTACAACGGAAGAAGAACTACACTTCAGCTGTAAGGCTCAATGTGCTAAGTATTTCGGTCTTAAAACTAATACAGTCATAAGGTGGCTTGATAATGGTAGACCTGTAATTGAACTGCTGACAGACCTAGATAGAAATCAAGTAGAAATTGAAAAACAAAGCAAACTAAATGGCTTTGAATTATTTACGATTAAGGAGTGGTTAGATTATGTGTAAGAAACGCAAATACACAAAAATGGGTGCTTTATATTCAATAGCAAATGCACAGCATAATAAAAAGAAAGCTGATAAGATACCAGTAAGAGCTTATTACTGCAAGTGGTGCAATTCATATCACTTATCAAGTCAGCAAAGACTAAATATTAAGACAGGAGTAATTGGATAATGAATAATGAATTTACATATTATAAAGTAGAATGGTTAGAAAAAGATATAACAGGTTTTTACAACGTTAAAAATAAAAAATATTATACAAAGAGAGAAGCGTTTGATTTTAAGTATTTTGTAGAAAAATCTGATATAGCTTCTAATTGTTTAGTTAAAAAAATAACTGAAATTACTGAAGTTATCGCTTGACAATTTAAAAGAAGTTTAATATAATAGTATATATAAAAAATTAAGGAGAATTAAGATGATTAAATTATTTAACAAGAAGCCTAAAGATAAATATAAGAGAGCTCTAGCTTTTAGTTTGAAAGGTTTAGCTAAACAAATTAGTGCTTTAGAAAATAAAGGTTTTGAACGTGTGGGAGATATTCAAACAGTTATATGGGACGGAACAAGTTCAGCGTATGAGCAACTAATGGTTAAGAAAGTAGATAAATAAAATGACAAACGAAGAATTATATGAAAGAATTACTAGCGTACTAAAAGAGCAAGGTGTCGGAATGAACCAACTTGAGTTAAAAATTAAATCTGAAACAGGCAAATTTCCTAACCTAAGAATAACTAAATCACGCTTGAGCTTGCCAAATACCGTAGCATTCCCTTATCTTACTATGTTTTTCAATGATGATGAAATGCACGAGCTTATACTTAAAAAGATGAATAATTCAGTAACAGGTGGAGAGGCTATGGACTTACTAGATGAGTTATTATATAGCTTAAAGCCAAGCAAAGAATATCTGTATAAGCAACGGTTGAAGCGTAAAATGCAAAGGGAGGCAATGAGATAATATTACACGAATATACGAGTGAGATAAACAGGTCAAAATATCCACAGCAAACAGCTAGAAAGATTGCTAATGACTTGAACAAGAATGACCCTTTTAATAATTATCTAATAATATTTGAGCTTGGTTCTAAAAGGTATATTATTGAAAAATTTGAAATTAGAGGAATGAATAGATGAAACGTTACTATATAGAAGAAGAAGACGGCAAAGAGATTAAGCGAAAACTAACAACTTTTGCTAACGATGATTTAACACAGCTTTCAGATGATGAACTAGAAACATTATATTATGAATCATCTGCTCAATTTTTAGCTAAATCAATGCACTTTATGAAGATTGAGAACGAACTATTTTCAAGAAAGAATGTAATTGTAAGTGATGAAATTCTAATAAATGCCGGCAATAATATTATTGAAGCTATTAATCAGGTAAGCAATTGAAGCGCAAAAAGGAGAGCAATTATCTTTATTTTAACAGACGACACAACTAGAAGTATCGTATTGATTCAAAAGGCTCATAAAAGGGCTGATAAGGGCCTTTATGATATTGTGGCACAATTATATCAACAAGAGTTTAAAACGCAAGAGAAAGCAAAAATATGAGCATATAAGGCAAGCTAAGGAGAAAGCACTTGAAGAACAACGAGTTAGTGAAGAAAATCAACGAAGAGTTGAAGCTGAAAAACGAGCCGAAACTGACAGAATCGCAAGAGAACATGATAAGGAAACTGAACAACCTGAATCCGAAAGGACGAAAGAAGTTAGTGGAGAATATGAAAATGAGAGAGTTGTACCAAACGAAGCAACTAATGGCATTATTGGGACGAATTGGTCTAGCGTAAGTCCTGAAATAGCAGCGAATTACATGGCAAGTAAGACAGGAGCAAGTGCTAGTAAATGGCTTGATGTTATTTATAAGGAATCTAGTGGCAACCCTTATGTTGAAAACCCTATTGGGTGCTGGGGACTATTACAAATTAATCAAAGCGTACATGGTCAAGTATCTAACTTAAGTCCTCAAGAATACCTAGACAAAGCTGTAAGCATATACCAAGGTTCAGGCGGTACAGTATGGGAGACATGGTAAAACAATAAATTAAAAAATAGAAAGTAGGATATCTTCAATTACAAAAGAAAACCACCAATTAAGGTGGTCTTTTTTATTTGTTCGGTGCCATTTCAACTTTGATGTTATTAGCTTGTAAGAAACGCAAGTGCCAAGGCGCTCCGTCATTCCAAACATAATGTTTAAGGTCTTTTCCTGTCGTATCTTTATAAATTTGTTTAACGATAGTCCATTGGTCGGCATTAGTGAAGCCAATTACTTTTGTTCCATTGAAGTAGAATACTCCGCCAGCTGGTTTTCCGTCTTTTGTATTAACTTGATATGTAAATTTCATTAAATCATCGTCCTCTAATTCTGTATTTGTTTGTGTATTGTTTACTATTGTGCTAGTTTGCCCTGTAAGGCGCTTATTTAATTCTGCGATAAAGTATGAGCGACAACTTTCCACCGTGCCACCATGTACCTCTACGGAACGTCTAGGACATGAAGTAGATGATAACTCCTGATGTAGCTTCACAGTATCACGATTAGGAGTTAGTCCCCATTGTTTCATATACTTAGCTACGTCATCTAGTACCGCTTGTTCATTCCTCAAGAACTGATTTAAATCGCCTTCTGATTGGCATACTTCCCAACTGGCATAATTTGCATTACCGTATGAGTTAGCACAATGCCATGCCATGTTAGAGAAGTCCGAAGCCTGCAATCTTCCGTCCGAAGCGATATAAACATGAGCAAAGCCATTTTCAGGGTTATGAGTAGGTAGCCAGTTATTATAGAAGCCAGCGTTAGCACCATTTGAACCAGCGTCATTGTGAATTACAACCCCAGTAGGATTATGCCCACGTACACCAGCGTTAGTTATATTCATTCTTTTTTATCCTCCGTTTGTTCTTCTTCCGCTTCAGGAACACTTAAACCATTCTTTTTCATAAGTTTAACCAAACCGTCAAACATAGGGCTAATTTTTGCGATTAAGTAAATAAATTGTCCTACGAAGTACAACAAGCCTACGTCAATCACTGTTTTAGCGATATCAGAAGTTGAGGGTGTTTGTGTGAAGTAAAAGACTGCATATAAAACCCATAGCGCGAAGACTACCGTCAAATCAATCACAAGTCTACGTTTGAAAGGTGGGTTCATCGCTTCTCTATCTTTGACCCACGTAGCGAATAAAATCGCCAAAATTAAGATAGTTATTAAAATCATTCTAGTTACCATTTTTGTTTGCTTTCTAAATTATATTTATCAATATTCCAATACGTGCTGTAGTGCGAATTGTTTTGAAGATGTGTTATTGTTTACCCCATGACCTGTGATTCGATTACCTTGCAAATATGCAAATTTAGTTACAACACCGCCAGTAGAATTAGCAAGAGCGAAAGAATGTCCTACATCAGCTAACTGTACTGATTCTTTAGGAATAAAGAACCACTGATTAAGTGAGTTTCTTGTATTTCCGTTCATACGTGATTTAAACTCTGTGAAGTGAAGAATCCAACCATTAGCGCAGTCTGATATATTTTTAGAAACATTGACAACGTCTCCGTCAAGTAACAACGAAGCACCAGAAGCAAGAATTCTTTTTGCTGGAGTTTTTAAGTTTCCAGTAAATTCTAAATCGCCTGTTCTAAGACTGTTAGAAGTTAAATCTCCTACAGTTGTTTTTTGAGTAGGCGTTACACGGTTCATCACTCCTAGACCATTAGTTGTAATGATGTCTACGACACGTTTATAAACCCCAGAAGCATTGTTCAAGTCAATTGTATTACTGTTATCTGCTGTTTCGCAAGATAAGCTAACCGGTGCTGTCGTTTTCGTCAAATCAATATTAATGTGAATATAGTTTAATGAGTCAGCCTTAAGGGCTACGGTCTCATTAATCAATTCAAAGTAACGACCAGCCACAATGAAAGAAGTATTAACATATTGAACGTTTAAGGCTGTATTAACAGGAGAACTCCAGTCGGTACGCCTGAACGTTGTGTAGTCCATTCCTGATAACATCATGTAGAGTTTAGCGTCATTATTTGAACCTACTGGAAACTCTGTACTATTTGGACTAAAGAATGTAAAGTTTTTAATTGTCATTTTTTACCTTTCTTGAAATTATCTTCGCTTTATCTAAAACTGGGTTATCAGTAATTGAAAGTTCTAATAATCTAAATTTTCTACCGCCATACGGATAACCACCAATTGATACAAATTGGCCGACTTCGTACAAGAGCGTAGTTTCGATTCTAAGAGAGTTTTTACTATTATAGTACACTTTACCATTCAATAACTCTAAGTGGTCTTTACGTAGCTCTCTGTACCCTGTGAAGCTATCTATTCTATATTTGTCGCCATAAGTAGCAACATACTCATATAACATTTGGTTTATCTCCACTTTCTACAAAAATAAGTCTATCACTGAACTCTGTTTTAATCCTGTCTGCTATATACCCCGAATATAGCTTGCCCTCGTACCAAATATCTACTAAGTCATTAACATACAAAGGCAAAAGTTCATTTTGATTAAAGATTAACCTTGTGACGATTGTAGAGGGAGAAATTTCAGCCTTAATAGTAGACAACTCAGGAGGGTTTCCGTGGTCATCTCTATCATAAAACAATGTTTTGGCTGTCCTTACATCTGGCAAGTCTGTTCCGTCTCCATGATAAGTGCTATAATCAATGACATCTCCGTTATTTTTTGCTATGTACATTTTAGGAGGGTCTGTGTAGTCATCTGTTGCTTTATTTTTAACGAACACAACAGCAAAATTATAAGCTGAACGTTCTACTATTGTTTCCGTGTCCATTGTCACACTTTGCTTAATATCTACCCTTGTCGTGATTCTTTTTCTATTCCAGCTCCTTGAAGCGAAGTTAATGAATAACAAGTTTCTAGGGTCTATTTCAGACGAAGCGTGTTGAATAGTTGTTGTCGGTTGAAATTGAACCTTAGAAAATATCCTTTTAGCTACGTCATGAGCTGATGAAGTTTCCGCTTTTCGGTTAATTGTAGCCTTTCCGGCGAAAATACTTGAATTAAAGAAATAACCATAACTCATTAAATTATTTTTATTAGGGTCAATTAGATAATCAATGATAGCAAAGTTTGTCGTTTTAGTTATTGCGTTAGGAACATCTAGGCTTTCAATCATTGCCCAAAAATAGTTCTTTAACGTGACTTTATTGCTTTCATCTACGCTTGTCACAAGATAAACCATATCTAAGTTTAAGTTTCTTTTTTTACCTAGCGTCTCCTCAATTGGAACAACTTCAGGAAAAAGAATTTGAACAATGTCGCCAACTTCTACCGAAACTGTCAACGTAGCTGATGAAGTGTAAAGATAACCTGTTTCCCACAATTCATAGTTGATAACTTGACATCTTGCTTTTGGTATGGGTAGCCCTCTTTTGTCCTTTTTACCGTTAGGAAGATTAAAATCAGATATATTATAATAGTTCGGATTAAAGTTATCATAAACATTAGCTTCTAACATTAAATGAAGTCCGCCTTTCTCTTAATTTTAAATTCTGCCTTGGTAAGGTTGATTAACTCCATTTGACCGTGTTCGATTATACGTGTTCTATATCGTTCAAAGTCCATTACAGGGAATAAATTTAATGAAGTCGTACCGTTCCAGCCTTGATAAATTTCATCATTTACATCTGTATTGATTAAAATATAATTCTGTACCTGTTCCGTCTTAAATACAATTGCAGTATATTCGTTTCCAATATCATCTAAAAACCTAACTCCAGTAGGTGTTTTAGGAAGTTGCGGATATAATATCCCCATAAAACTAAATATTTCATCTTTTATGTCCCAGCGACTTAATCGTTCTATATTTGATTCTCCATAATAAGTGTAAGAAGTCCCTTTGATGTATTTATAATTTCCCGGTGCTATTCCACCATAAATTTTAGACTTACCAGCGATAACTTTACCATTTTGAATTTTGTCAAAAGTTAAATTTTCGTAAGTATACCACTTTGTGATTATATCAAAAGTTATCTTTTCGCTGAAAGTTCCATTTTTGCCGTAACCCTCTGTTTTAGTAACTTCTGCTAAAGCTAAGTCAGCATATACCTGAAAAATCTCTGTTTGATATTCAAGTGTAACGAATTTTTGGTTAAGAATATCGTTTATGAAGTCTTTCATTAGTTGATAGTTTTCTTCCAAACTTTCGCCAAACGTTTCTAGTTTGAACTCTATTTGAGGTTGAGTGATTGAGCGTGTTCCCATTACTCCGACACCGTTACTTTGCCAAATATTATTAGTTGATTGTAACCCTAAATTAGAGGGCTGGTAAAATCTAACTTTTCCGTTTGTAACGTCCCAAACTTTATCATCTGTTCCGTCTAAATTGGTATGTATTTTGTACTGTCTTACCATTAAGCCCTCCCTAGTTCAAATTCTCGTCTGATTGCTCGTGCTAAGTTAGAAACATCTTGACCAGCACCACCTTGTACGTTGAATGTGTTATACGTTCTATTGTCGCTTGATACGCTGTTCGTACTTAAACCGTACCCGCTAGAAGATAAGTTGACATCTGTTAAGCCTACTACCATTGAACCTTTGAACAGTCCGCCAAGTTTTCCAGCAATCCCATTAATAGCTCCTGATATATTATTGATTGTATTTGTTACACCACCAAGAACGCTGTTTATCGTGCTACTGATTCCTCCGAATATTCCTCTAAAGAAATCACCAAGACCATTAAATACTCCTGTTATTGCATTATAAGCATTAGAAGCAAAGCCACCAAAAGCGCTGAACACTCCACCAACTGCATTTCTAGCACCATTGAACACTCCACTAAAGAAGCTACCGACTCCGCTAAATACACCTGAAATTGCTCCCCAAGCGTTAGAAGCGAACCCACCTAGAGAGCTGAATACTCCGCTAACGACACCGCGAACCGAATTAAATATTCCACTAAAGAACCCTGAAACTGCACTCCATATTGAGCGAACTACTCCCCAAGCACTAGAAGCAAAACTTCCGATTGCGCTGAAAGCACTAGATACAACTCCCCTTACAACATTAAATATACCACTGAAGAAACCTGAAATAGCACTCCATACTGACCTAACTACATTCCAAGCTGAAACAGCAAAGCTACCAATGGCACTAAATACTGTTGAAACTACTGAACTAACAGCATTAAATATTCCACCAAACCAAGCTGACAGGCCTTGCCATGCGTTAATAACTAATTTATAAGCACCACGAATTACAGCCAAGATAAGTTGAAAAGCTAAGTTGATTATCGAACCAATTAAATCAAATATAGATTGATAAAAACTAATTAAGGGTTGGAAAGTTGTAACGAACCAATTATAAGCACCTGTTACTAAAGAAGCAATTGTTGCAAATACAGTTGTAACAACATTTACTATTCCGTCCCATAACCCTGTAAAGAACCCTGTAACTCCTGACCATGCTGTTTGAATGCCACTAATAACAGTCGTCCATAAGGTAGTAAAGAATGTTGTTATTCCGTTCCAGATGTTTTGAATACCTTGCACAATTCCGCTAAACCAATCAACTAAGCCTTGCCAGATACCTTTTGCTCCGTCAACTACTCCGTTCCATATATCAGCGAACCATTGACCAATACCGCTAAAGAATGAAACCACGCTATCCCATGCACTCTTTAAGAAGTCTACGAAACTAGCCCAAGCCTTTTTACCTGTTTCGGTTTGAGTGAAGAAATAAACTAAACCAGCAACAATGGCTGCGATTGCTATGCCAAGAGCCACGAATGGGTTGATAGCCATAACAGCATTGAAAGCGCGTTGTATAATTGTACCAGCTTTAACAATCTTATTATATGTCTCGTAAGCCTTAATGATTCCATTAATGACTTTCATAGCGACGAAAGCGCCAGCCAAAGCAACTAAAGCTACTTTTAAAGTATCCATTGCGTTTTTACTTTCACTAATTTTTTTCAAAAAATCAGCTATTTTTTTCGTAACTTCCGAAAATTTACCAGCAAATACAGCTATGCTCTTTGCTACGTTATCTATACTTGTTGCGTTTTTTGTTGTTTCTGTATTTATTCCAAGAAATGAATTTATGACTTTTCCTATAATAGAAACTATGGAATCAAATGCGCTTTTTATATTATCCCAAGCCTCTAAAAAGGCTAAAGTGGTTCCGTTTTCTTGCATTTTTTGAAACAAGTCTTGAAAATACTTAATAACCTTTGTTATAGTTTTACCAGCACCTTCGCCCCAGCCTGCCATTTTATCAATCAAAGCACTTATAACAGGAGTTAAAGCGTCAAGCGTAGGAAGCAAAGCAAGCGATAATGTTTCATTGAAGCTATCCCAAGCATCCCCAATAGTCGTTACAGCACCACCACCAGCACCACCGAGTTTTTGCATTGCCTTATCTAGCATTCCAACAGATATTGCACCTTCTTCACTAGCGGCAGCAAACGAACCATACTGTTTTAACGCTGGGTTCATTTCCATAACAGTTGATTTAAGAGCTGAACCAAGTGCCGTGTTATTGTCTGTCAACTGATTAATGTTTTCGGCTGTGACTTTACCACTTGCTGACATTTGACCGTAAGCCTGAACGACACCTTACATAATCACGGACTGCCAACCATTCTTTTTTTGACCTGCTGACGTACCTTTGTCAACCGTAGAAAGTTCTTCTTTTAATTTTGTTGCTTTGTCACGTGATAAGCCCAACTGCGCTTGTAAATTCTTCTGCAATTGTTCCATTTTTTTTGGATTTGCTGGGTCAAGTTTTAGAGCTTCACGTAAGTTTTTAGCTTCTCCTCTAAGCCCTGACATTGCGGTATTGACACCTTTAAGTGAGTTCTCGAACTTCGTGACATTGCCATATATCTCGACCTCAAACTTTGCATTACTTGCCATTACATACCCTTTCTTTTACGCCTTTTCTCTTTTTCTTTTTCCTCTTTCTTTTTCTCTGCAATAAGTTCGATTATTTTATAAACAAGTTCTAGTTCCATTTCCATGAACTGTGTTATATCAATTTCATTATTGCCCAAAACATAATAAAAACAGTTTTACAGAAGATATTGATTAACTCGTTAGTTGTAGGAAGCTCTGTTTTGTCATCTAAGGCGTTTTGCATTCCTCCGTTACAATCTACCCAAAGTATCAATAACTTGTCTGTAAAGCTCTCCATTTGCTCTGTAAAGTCATCAGGAATATATCCAGCGACAAAAGAATTTTGTAGGTCTGCAAAGTCTTTTAAATCTGTAATAAAGTCTGAACCAGTTAGTTCTAAATATTTAATAGCATGTTTTAAAATCATTTACAGTCCTTTCAGCTCATTAAATTTCTTTCTGCCACAGTTCGACCAGTTCTTTAAGTCCTTTACCGTCAGTATCGAACTCAAAGCTAGAACGGAAGTCTGCAAAGTCACTTTTAGCTTTTACAATGTTATCTTGAAAAAGAGCCAAGTATAAACCATATTGAACGAACTCCATTACATCAGTAATTTCTCCGTCTTCTTTTTTAAGTTCTGTATCCATTGCCTTTTGTTGTTGAAAAAGGTCTTTACCTGTAATCATTTTAAATTTACGTGCTGTACTCAATTGTTTTGCCATTTTATTTTATATTCCTTTACTTAATTAATTTTTAGTCTTATGAATGGTTAGTTACTGAAACTCCTGCGGTAACATCTTCATAACCGTCAGCGGAGAACGTTACGAGATGGACACCGGGCGCAAGGTGTCCGTTGGTTTCTACTTTTCCGTGATCGTCTCTAATTACTGATGTTACTTTTACAGTTCTGCCCTTAGAGTCTTTCAAAGTGGTAGGCACTACGATTGTTCCGTCATCATTACCCTTTGTAGCAGTAGTTACATTAGGAATAACAGGAGCTACAAGTGTAATTGCACCAGCTAGAACTGTATCAGGTTGCATAATGAACAGTCCGCTTTCCATTTTCTTAGCAAAGTCTTTTGCTTGTTCTCCCCAAATTTCGTACTCAATAGCAGGGACTTTTTTATTTCCATTCAAATAAATATCTGAATCAGTTGCTTGTACTGCCAAAGTCCATTGAATAGGGTCTACACCGTCTACTGAATCTGTTTCTGATTCTTTTGTAGCTTCTGCTGTTGGTCTCAAATTTGGATAAACGACTACACGGTAACCGTCAATAAACTCTCCTGTAACTTTATCACGCTTACGCCCTTTAATAAGGTATTGAACACATTTCGTTTTCCAATTACCAGTAGGAGACCAACCCAAGCCATTTTCTGTTCTTTGTTGACCTAAAATGTCTTCTTTAAGCGCTTGGTCTGTTTGAATGAATACCATTTCGCCTTGAAGTAAGGTAGCACCTTTTTTCACTCCATGGTCTGGCACGTCGTCAGCTGGATAGCTATTAGTTTCTGCTTGGTCTTCCATTGAGCCAACTGATACCAAACCAGTTACAATTTTATGGTTAGTAAACTCTGGTTTTCCGTTACTTCCCTTAGTCATATCAGCTACGATTAGAGCTTCATTACCAAAGAAAATCTCACGTGAGTTATAATCTAATTTCATTTTTTATTTTCCTTTTTATTTTTTATGCAGTGCGTTTCCAATAATATATTGTCGTTGAACCAATTACTGCTGAACCGATATTTTCCCATTTGCCTGTGGAATATCCTGATGATGAACTTGAAGTATTTGTGACTACCGAGCCAACTGGGTGAGCTTGAGCATAATCTATACCCATGACCGCAGGCTTAAGTAGGCCAGTAGCCCTATCAATTGATACTAACCACATTGGTAACCATTTGTAATCAGAACTTTTCTTATTAGGTTTAATGATATTACTAAACCCTACATACTTTGGATAATCATTTATTGTGACTTCACTAGCTGAGGGCATGTATGGAGTAGCGATTGAACCTTGTTCTAGTTTCATTTTATCAACTTCAAAAATATGCTTTTCATTAACAGCAGTTGCTACATCAAACCAACGTGGTCTAGCTGTAGTGGCACTACTTGGAACAATCACCGTAAAACTGAAAAAGTATGGTTTACCGTCATTTGGAATTACAAGGTTACCTTTAGTGGGATATGAGTTTGATGTTCCGTAGAATGCTATTGACAATGAAAAGTTTTTAATCGGTACTGTTCCAATATTTGTTACAAAACAACTAACTGTGATAGTATCGCCAGCTTTTACATTTATTGTAGGTCCGTAAGCAAAACCGCCTTGACTACCAATAGCTCCGCCATTATTAACTACTTTAATTCCATTATTAGAGCCAACTGATAATGAACTTCCGACTCCAGCAGACCAATTTTTCGGTGTGAGACTTTCTTGAGTGATTCTTGTATTATTCAACAAATTCAAATTAATTGTTCTCCAGTTTTATTGTAGGTCCGTAAGCAAAACCGCCTTGACTACCAATAGCTCCGCCATTATTAACTACTTTAATTCCATTATTAGAGCCAACTGATAATGAACTTCCGACTCCAGCAGACCAATTTTTCGGTGTGAGACTTTCTTGAGTGATTCTTGTATTATTCAACAAATTCAAATTCGGATAAACAGTTGTGAAGCCGTCCGTACCGTCTGCGCTATTGGCATAGGCAATAGTATTTATAACTCCGTCATTTGTTGAAGTGCCTCCATTTGCAATTGGAAGTACACCCGTAACTCCAATATCAGTTACATCAGTAGTCCCATCAAAGTTTTGAAACGATGACGCTTGAAGATTTACCCCAAGTTTTCTAGCTGTTGCCAGTTTACTTGAGCTAACTGCATTGCCATTAAGTGGTAAACTGTTTGCTTGTGCTTCGGTAGCCTTTGCTATTGCATTTTTGGCTTCAGTTTCAGCTTGTTTTGCTGTTTCTTGAGCAGTTGTTACATTTTTATTTGTTGTTGATAACTCTGATTGTTCAGCTTTTGTTGAAATTGAAACACCTTGTTTATCAACAGTAGACTGTAAGTTGTCTAAATCCGTTTGATTGGCTTTTGTTGAAATAGTCGCCGTTTGGTTGTTAACAGTATGCTGTAAACTTTCTAAATCTGTTTGATTAGCTTTAGGGGAGTAATCTCCGTTACTCATCAGAGAAATGTTACTTGTTAAAATCTTTACTGAATTTATTAGTTCAACTACTTCGGATTCACTGGCGTTACTTGCAATTGCGTCTAATAGCGACTTTATAGTAACTAAATTTTCAGGACTAATACCAAATGCTTCTACTTCATTTTTTAGGTCTGTCATTGCGCTTTGTAAGCTAGTCACATCAGCTAAATTTGCTTTAAGCTCAATATTGTTCTTGTTTGAATCAGTTTGAGCATGTAAATCATTCAACTCACTACGCATAACCTGTGGCATATTTTCCAATAATAATTTTGTAAAATCATCAATTTTATTATTTACTTCTTGAGCTAAAACTGTAACCGTAGAATTATCTGATATAAATGTAAGACTTTTACTGACGATAACTTGCTCTAAACTTTCGTTGAGAAGAATTAAATTTGCCTCGATAACTCCAGTCGTTGTCATTTCGGTAGGAATTACCAAAATAAATTCTCCCTTAGCTAATTCCTTAGGAGGAATTATAACAAAACCAGAATTACCGTTATTAGTATATTGATATGTAAGTTTTAACGAATGACCAGTTAAGTCAATTTCAACTCCATTATCAACTATTTTAATTAATAATGTTCTAGCATTGACATCGCCTTGCATTATTTGTATTGGTTGGGGGAAATCTTTATTAACTGTATCCCATATAATCGTTCTATTTCTAAAATTATCTAAACTCATTAAAAAATACCATTATTGTTAATTTCAATCAAATGCAATTAAGCTACTTTCTACTTTTATAATTTCATTGAATTAGCATAATTAGCGCCTTTTTTCAATGTTGTTTTGACATCTTGCATACCTTTTTTTTCAACTAAGAAGTACATACCATGATAACCGCTAGAATAATTAGCCCTAGTGCCTGCATTAACAACTACTTTATCGCCTTTTTTAACTTGTTTTAAGTTACTTGACAATTGGCCTGTATTTTGATATCTAGCATAAGTATAGGTGTGACCGTGGCTTCTGATTAGTCTAGTCCTTCGGCTTGCACTATTTGCTTTCGCTTTAAACTCTGCTTCAAACCAATCGCCCATGCGTTCTGTTACTTTAGTTTGCATTTCTTTAGCTATGGTTGATGTATTAAGTAAATTCATTGCCTCTTTAACAGATAAAACAACTTGATAATAGTAGCCCATGACAAAGCTCGTATTATCCATTTTAAGCACCTTTGAATCACTAAGTGATAAATATACCGTCTTGTCTTCTATCGTGTCCTTAACGCCTAAAATAACGTCATTTAAAGGCATTGTAAGTAAATTGTTGTACCAATCTATATAAGAATCAAATTCCATTGCTCACTAATCCTTCTAAAATCATCTTGTTATTCTTAGGGTTTCTTTCCCATGTTGTCCGCTTGAAAGTTTCGCCTTTTTCATCTAAGAAATAGTTGAAAATCAAGTCTTCCATTTCTCCGATTCCGTTAAGCTCATACCTTACATTTTTACCTAGTCCGATCATAGAAAACTCATCAAGTCTTAACTGACTAATTCTCTGTTTAACTGCTGGTAAAACGATAGGCTTTATAACATTAGCTTCTGCACCGTTCTTCTTCTTAACAGTCGTTTCTACCTGTAATGTAACTTGTGAGAATATCATTAAATACCTCCATAATACATTAACTCTTGCAAAGAAGCCAGACGTTTCATTTCAGCGTTTCGCCATTGTTCTGCTGGTTCATCAACAATATTAAGCCGACAATAACAAGAAATAAAGTCTTTAACCAATACGCTTGTTTCGTCAGCTTTAATACCATTTTTTTCTAGCAATTTAATAGCTATTGAACGGAATAAGATAAGTTTACTATCATAAGCTGTTACTAAAATCGGAATACCACAATAGACCTTAATATAATCTATCATTTACTTCCTCCATTTTATTCTTATGCTACTGTAATTACTGCACCAGCGTTATAAGTTTCAACGTGTCCGCTTGTTAGTGTTTCAACCAAAATCATGTTGCTATTAGTTTTCCATTCAAATGCGTCAACTTTTGTAATGTCTTGCATATCAATATGATATTTTTGGTCTACTAATACAGTAGGTTTAACAGCCTTTGTACCTGTATAGACAATAATTTCATCTACTCCAACTTCAGAAGCAATTTCAGTATCATCATTTTTAATGCGAACGTTAGCATTTGCAGTTGCTTGACGTAACTCATCTAACAAGGCTTTACGGTCTTCTGCTTTAACAATCAAATAACGACGTCCAGCAGTAGGGCGAACAAAGTCAACCGCTTCTTCAATAGCGTCAGCAAATGGAGTTTTGCCAGCTGATTTGGCTTTTGTAGTAATTTTTTTGATTTTTTTGACGTCTGCTTCTTTGTCAATTGATTTAAAACCGTTTGTTCCGTCACCCTCAACAAGCGCAAGGTCAACAATTTTATTAACAATTGCTTGTGTAAGTTCTGCTACAATCAAGTTGTAAAGTTCAGAATATGACATTTGAAGTCGTTTAACACGTTCAGCAAGTGATTGCAATTTATAAACCATTACAGGTTCAAGAGTATCAATAGTGAGTGTTGCAGCCTGTTCTGTTTTTTGTTGTCCGTCTTTGTGGACTTGTGCTTCATTAGCTGAATCAAATGAGCGTGATACGAGCAAAGCGCCGACATTTGTAACATGGAATACTTTGAACACTGGGTTAGTATTTAACAAAGCTGTGTTGATTGATTCAACCAATTTACGTGGAAGCTCAAAAGTTTTATCTGTAACAGTTACACCATTTTCAGCAAGTTTTGCGTTCCAAGCGTTTTTAATTTCTGATTTTCCAGAGTTCTTTTTCAATACATCAAAAAATTCTGTTACAGCGTTTTGTGATTCAATAAAGTTTGTCATTTTATCTTTTCCTTTTGGTTTTTCTTCCTGTGCGTTAAGTTCATTCTCAATTTTGATAATTTCAATTGAATTTTCTGAAAGTGTTTTTTCTAATTCTTGTACTTTTGGCAAGTCTTCAATTGCGTTTTTTACTTCAAAGCCACTAATTTGAGATTTTAAAGATACATTATTTTCTTTAAGTTCTGCCAAGCGGTTCTGTTTTTCAATTAAATCAGGTTTATTCATATTTATTTTTAATATCCTCAATTTCTTTCAAAGCGTTACGGCTTTCAATAATTTTGTTGCGTTCTTCTGTGAGTTCTTCGCCTAAGGCATTTTGAATAAATTTTGCGTTAGGGTCAGCTGGTACTGAAACAAGAGAAATCTCTTTAAACTGTGCTTTATTTACAACTAGAGCATCATTTTCATTAAACTCATAATCTGTAATGTAATAGGCAATTGATAGTGAATCAAACGCTCCATTTTCCACAGCTTTGTTAATGTTTGGTGCATTGTCGTAAAGCGTAAAGTCAGTCAGGTATTTATTAGAAGCTAAATCATAATAGACTTTTGCGTCCCCAATTACTTCACTAGATCCAGCACCATGTTCATATAGCAATGGATATCGTTCTCTAGCAAACTCAATGCAGTTAGGTGTCAAGATAATACCGTTAAGGTTCTCTACGCCAACTTCTGAACCAATGCCTTGGAACGACTTAGAACCGTCCTCATTTTCAGTTACTTTAATTTCAGCACTATTGGTTATTAGTTTCATCTGTGCTTGTTACGTCCTTTCTACTGCCTTGTAGGTCACTTAGGTTTTTAACAGCAACTGCGTTAAGGTTAGCTATGTAAATATCTCCACCCTCGATTGGTTGCTCTCCCATTTTAACAAGAAGCTGATTCTGTGTAAAAATAGGCCCATTAATATTTTCGTGATACAAGTCAATTAATTCTTTCAAAGTTGCAAACTTAAATAGCTGGTTATCTACGATTATACGTTCATAATATAAATTACCCTTAACTACTCGTCTACGGTTAGTTGAAATCAGTTTATAAGTTAGTTCCTTTTCAAGTTGAATCAGCAAAGGAATGATAGTAGAATTATAAAAATAAATTTGTTGTTCTTGCGTAGCAGTACCAAGCAAAATATTTTCATTCATAAAGTAACCTGTCAAAAGTTCCGATTTAATAAGGTCAATTTCATCTTTATTTAAAACAGAATAATCTTTTTTAAGTTCTACAATTTCCGTCTTGTTATCAACTGGTGTCAAACCGTTGTAACTCGAACCCTCTTGCATGTTCTTTATTGTTGCTAGAGCTTTTTCTCGATACTCCTGTGTATTATCAATATCAAGAAAAGCATTAATTTTCAACAAGCCACGCAATTTACCTTGTTCCAGCTTAGTTTGAATACTAGCTAGAGCATTATCTAAAATACTTGTGTCTTCATTGATATAAAAAGGACTGATAAGCCTTACTAATTCTTCAGGTTTATATTCTTTTTTATCATTAGCGAACAGTAAGTCTAATAGATCGCCCGTTTCACTATCAAATATAGGGTACAGGTCAACATAGCGCGTGCATAGCAACTTTTTAATTACTTTCTGCCAAAACTCCATGCTATTATGTTCGCCCTTAGAACTCCAGTTTAGAACCTCATCTAAGTCAGAGCCTGACATACTAATCAAAGTATCAGATCCAACATCAGATTTTTTGTATTTAACATGATTAAATTCTACTTTTGTTATTTCATTAGCGATTTTATTATGAATATTAGTTACAAAAGCACTTGTATATTCTACCGCTTCATTTTGCCACGCTGTAACTCTTTGAGTATCATTGTTTAGTTTTCCACGTGAAAATGATACCACTTTTCCGAATAAGTTCAATTTTTCCCCTTTCTACCATAAACTAACACCTTTCCCTCGTTTATACTCGCCTGTTTTCTTGTTATGGCAAGACTTACAAAGGAGTTGTAGGTTATCAGGGTTCAGCGCTATTTTCCAATCATCAAGATTTTCCCAAGTTAGTTCTATAATATGGTCTACTTCGTATTTTTTAGCACCGAATGCGCCACATCTTACGCAAGTCATTTTATCACGTTGTCTTTTCGGATAAACAGTTGTGAAGCCGTCCGTACCGTCTGCGCTATTGGCATAGGCAATAGTATTTATAACTCCGTCATTTGTTGAAGTGCCTCCATTTGCAATTGGAAGTACACCCGTAACTCCAATATGTCAACGTTATACTTCATCTGACACCGCCATTTCTAAAGCCATTGTCAAAGCAACAGTAGGGTCAATTTTATCTTTTTCAAGTTTTTTAGTATACATATAGTCCCCACTTTGTCCGATTTTAACAGCAGTATTATTTAAAGCCCACTGCATGACTTTTTGATTATGGATAAGTTTGTTTTCGACTAGCTTAGATTTTAATAGCTTGATATAATCATTCATTGAGAAACCTTGTCGAATTGCTCTTTGGTTATCTCCGTCTTTGTCAAAGAAATAACGCTCAATCAGCCCTTTTAAAATTTCATAGCGAGCTGGGTCGTATCCGATTTTTCTAAGTCTGCACCCTGTTTTGGTTCTAAAGTCATTAATATACGGTATTAAGTCGTTTACATTGATGTATTCCGTATCAAGTAAGATTAATTCCCCTCTGTCAACAAATTCAGTCCACAACTCTTGTTGTTCTGTGTCTAGTTGCTCATATTGCGACCGTACAGAGAATGTAAGTGTGTGACTGTAAGTTTTACCCTCTAACTCACAAACGAACGACACAGCGGTTAAATCGCCAATTAAGGATAAGTCAATTCCGACATAAGTTCTATTTTTATTAAATACAGATAAGTTAAATTCTGTTAGTTTAGTATCTTGCGGAGTGAAGTAGTAAGCTGTGTCCTGCATAGGTAGGCCCATATTAAACGCTAAGAACTTATTCTGTAACGCTGGGTCTCCTTGTGCAAGTTCATATTCTTCAATAACTCCTGACCACTTAGGGACATGACCGATAAGAGGTAGTGCCATAGTCCAATTCTTCTTATCTTTGACCTGCTCATGATTTTCTAGCATGTAAAGCAAGCCGAACGACCTATCATTGTAAAATTCTTCTTCTGATTTGAAGCGTTCAACAAGTTTATCATATAAACCGTCTCGTTTAAGTCCGCCCGAAGTGATATAAATACTTTGCCAGTTATCTTGTTTTTGTCGTGAACCTTTATTGACTGACTCTGTTATATCTTCGCCATAGGTATGGACTTCATCAAATATATTAAGTGAACTGTTACCACCTTGCGCTCTCAAAGTATCATTTGTTTGTTTTTTGAAAGTTGTTTTAAAAGAAGTAAATTCTAGCCCTTGTTTTGTACTCTTGAAAATCTTGTTTTCATTGTACACTCTTAATGTATCACTTGCTTCCGTTTGATTCCTAACTTGGTCAAATACGTGTCTAGCCTGTGTATTATCGTATGCAATAACTAAGCTCTCTCCACCATATTGTCCGCCTAAAATCATCCAGTTAAGCACGCGCGTTGCCATTAAACTTGACTTACCAGAACCACGTCCTAGATTAAGGAAAATTTCATTAACTAGATTGACCTGAATGCCTTTTTCATCGACCATATCATAACCAAGCATTAACTCATACCACCAAAGCTGTGTCGGTAGTAGCTCGATTTTCATCAGGTTACCAGTAGTTAAATAGAAGTTGTCTTGTATCCATTCAATAGCTTGCGTAACACGGTCATAGCGATAAATATACTTGCCATGAATACGAATCTGCTTCTGAATAGTCTTGCGAATGTACTTATTAATAATAATGCCGTTTTCTTTGTTGTATTCCAACATTTTATTTAAATAATACATTTATTCAAACCCCTCTGGAACTTTAATTTCTGGCGTTTCATATTTACTTAACTTATAGTCGTCAAGTTCTTCAATTTTAGCTTTAAGGTCATGAGCGCTTGATTCTTCCTGTTGTAATCTCCGCCATTCAGTAGGGTTATAAAGTTCAGGGTTACCAGCCTTAGCAACCATCATTGCTACCAAGCTATCTTTATCCAGTTCTTTTTCTTTAACCTTTACTTTTTCAACGTTTCCGTCAGCGTCATAGATTGTTTCTGTTTCCTTTAGCGTTCTGACCGTCAGTTTGCTCGCTAAGGCACTTTCGGCTAATTCTAATAGATTCCCCCTAGCAATGCTTTTAGCTTCGTCATACGCCTTTATATTGTCGTCTCGCCACTTCCTAAAAGTTTTAGCAGAACAATGCAAACTGGTGTAAATTTCTTTGTCATTACAGCCTGATTCAATTTTATCAATGATTTGACTAAATAGCGGTTCTTCATACATCTTAGGTAAAATTGTGGGTCTGCCACCGTTTTGTGTTTGCATATTGTCCTTTCTTTTAAATGTGGTTATATCGTTTAAAGCCTATATTCTCGTTTCTAAGAACAGCAATAACTTTTGCTTATAAGTTTACCAACTTGGGTAACTCTGCTCTCACAAGCCAAAATATGAGCATATAGCCCTATAATTAAGATTTAGCAAGATTTAGCAAGATTTAGCAAGATTTAGCAAGATTTAGCCAGCTAAAACTTTTCTTTTTGATTTTTTGGGGGATTCGCAGCCG